TAGAAAAAATTCAGATACTTATTGTGAAGTTGTGGAATGCGAGTGCTTTCGGTACCCAATTCTGTATTGTCGATGGACAGATCTTTTTCTGCCATTTCTCGTATGCGCTCAAAGTTCATAGTCATAATTCTATCACTCCAAATAGCAAAATCAAGTTAGGTTCTAGGCTTTCCGATCATAATTTTTGTCTTAGGTTGACCACCCAGCATTCGTGTATACCATCCACTTACTGTTGAAGATCCATCTGGATGTTTACCGTGCCATGTAATCTCTTTACCTTGCAATACCTTTCGTACCGTATCTTCCTTATTTACGGTGGGTGCGCCTCTTGATATAAGTATGTCTGCAATCTTTCCTGAGACTTCCATGTAGTTGCCGTTGCTGTTGACCAGTTTCACCGCTTTCATGAGTAATTGTTTTTTCGCCTCTGTGCCTCCATCTGATCCCATTGTTGTGATCTTTTTTCCATGAGCAGTGTTCTTAGACAAAAGGGTAGCGTCTACATCATCAGGATTATCTACATCTACAATTTGTATGGAGTCTTGGTCATGAGGTACAGAAGAGGGTGATGGAAAATCGTGGTGACCGCCCACGGGTGCATAAGCCGCACGAATGATGTCGTAGATATCTTTCTGAATGTTTTTGTTTCCACGAACCTGATCGGCTTTTAGGTCTACCCACTTGTTCTTTTCCTTATTGGCACCACGGTTTGCCTCTTGGATTTCTTCCTTACTTTCTTTGAGATAAGGAGTCAGGTCTAGGAGAATTACTGTTGGATTGATATCATGCATGAACGCTATATCCATTCTGGTATTTCCTGAAAAAATTTGCATAAGTCCATTAGGAAATTTGACCACAATAGGCATATCGGTTGGTTTTCCTTCAACGATTCTTTTCTCTAGATCCTTGAGTGTTTTTTCGTTTCGGAATTGAGGATAAGATCTATACCCTTTGATTAGATCCAACAAAGATTCCATATTCGATGTTCGGCTTCTGTTTGATATTTTTGCATCAGCAGAGCGATTGACAGTTACTGTAGAAGATGCCTTTACTGCCTTTACAAAAGAATCCTCTGTGGGAAAAATGTCCTTGGAAAGTCTGTGTATAAGATGCTTTTTGTACTCTATCTGATATTCTTTGCGAATAGACGCATCGTCGGGTCTAACCCAATTTCCTTTTGCCTCATAGAGGTAGGTGGTAAATGATCTCATCAAAGTGTCTCCACTACGGTTTGAGTGATGGTAAATTTGACTGTAGCAGTCAAAGGTGATGTGTCAGTTTCTGTCGCTTTGAATTCCAAACCCGAAAGTTCTGTTGGAAATATGCCACGGAATGTCAGTTTTAGTAAAGGCTTCTTCTTATTAGAAGAGACGATAATGAACGCCTCTGACCAAACTTCGTTCAATGGTCTGATTTCTGATAGGTCTCTGTAGGGAGTACCCTCACGCATCCATTTGATTATCTCATAGTAATTGCTTAGATCGTTATTGACTAAAAACTTTACCGTAAAATCCTTGAATACCGCAGCGACTGTGGGTAGTTTGACTTTAGGACCTATAGCATATTCTGCTTCCATAGGATCCCCGCCCAGTTCGGATAGAGAAACCGTCTGTGTAAAGTAGGAAAAGGATGGACATCGTTTGATACTAATAGTGAAATTAGTCTGTAGAAATAGGTCTTTGTTTGCAGGATTCTGTTGAAGAATCCCGTTCAACAGACTTGTAGGTAAACCATAGTCTTTGGGCGCAAAATTACTCATATGGCCTCCATCGTATAATATGTGAAGCCTAAAGTTGCAGTTGCTACTGTGACCTTACCCTCTGTGTCTGTATTGTCAAATTCTATCGCGGATAGATTTGTAGGGAATAGTCCGCTGAATGTTATTCTGACCACTGGTGTTTTTCTATTTGTGAGTATTATCAATTGACCTTGTTCACTCATCCAATCGCGGGTACTGAGAAGTCCATTGAATCCGTCAGTAAATGCTGACATTTTCGTGAACCATCCTTGCATTTCTCTGTAATTACTCATATCCTCATTGACGATGTAGGTCATACTTAGGTCACCATGACTTACTTCGGTGCCAGGAACTTTGAGAGCAGCGCCTCTGCCTGTTTTTATGGCAATATGTGGACAGGAAAAGTTGGGAAAAGAAACGGATTGACAAAAATACACAGAATTTGGAACCTTCGGCAACATGAACCTGAAATTTGTGGCATTCGTCAGGTTTGTTTGTGTAGGTTGTCCTGTAAGTCTATTGTTTGCCTGTGGAGGTATCCCGTAGTCTTTTGACATATGAGTATTTAGAGAAATAAGAAGGGGCGAGATCTTTCGATCCCGCCCCCTAAGTGCTTCATATTCAGAACTAACGATCAGAAGAGGTTGTTGACCTTGACGATGCGGTAGTACTGGTTGCTACGAGCAGCGTTTGCCGAATCAACATCAGCAATTGCTTGGTTATTCGTTCCGACAACGAAAGGATTGTTGACCATGCCGTAGCGGGTCTTGAATCCGATCTTCGGTTGGAATGATTGCTCACCAACTGCGCGGACCATTTGTAGCGGAACATATGGGCAGTAGAACATACCTGCGTCATATGGAGATGAACCCTTGTATCCAACGCAGAAGAATTCGTGCGTCACGGATGACGATGAATATGGATCAATGTAAACGCGGAGTTTACCATTGAGAACACCTGCGAAGGTGTTGCCTGTATCATCCACATTCAGATTCGTGCTGAGAGCAGGAGCGTAGTCGAGAACGCCTGCCATAGCGAGTGCCGAAGCAACATCCGAAGAGCAGAGGACAAAGTTGCCCTTGCCACGACGGGTGTCCTTAGCAATCTGATTGCATTCACGCTCAATCTGGAAGAGCAAGCCCTTGAACTTCTCTACCGACCAACGACCGTTCGAGTCAACATTGAGATCGAACACGCCACGGGTCTGCGTAGTACCGGTACGAGCGCCAAGACGAGCGTTGCGGTAGATCGTGCGAACGACTTCACGGTTGATTTCTGCAAGGATTTCGCTTGAGAGGATGTTGGCAAGTTCGGTCTCTGCGTCGAGTCCGTGAATTGCCTTTAGATCCTGAGCAAGTTCCATCGTGTACTCTGCCTTGAGAGCGCGAGTCTTTGCAGTAACCGTGGTCTTTTCGATGCTGAATGCCATTTGCGAGAACTGTCCATCCGCACTTCCCTGACCAAGTGATTCGCCCTGAAGTGTGGTAAGACCACCAGTAGCAGCAGACGAAAAGGCCACAGGACCCATGTTGCTGTCACCATAGAACGGATCAGTAGCAGGTGTGTTGTTTTCTGCGAACATGCCACCTGCGGTAACGCCACCAGTGTAACCAACACCAGTGTAGCCAGCGGTATTCTGAAGTGCCGACCAAGCGTTCGATGTTGCGGAGAAGTTCGTATCGGCTTCTTGGAAGAGAGCCTCTGGACCACCCTGCGAGTTGTAACGCGAACGGAGAGCAAAGATAAGACCGGTTGGTCCGCTCATCGGCTGAACGCCGCAGATATCGTAAGCAATAAGGTTTGGCATTGCACGACGAACGAGCGAGATGAGAATCGGATCCCACTTAGCAACTCCACCGGTGTCAGGCATGGTTCCTGCAAAGTTAGCCGGTGAGGCTTCTGTGAGATATTGCTCTTGATTCTCAAGAAGAACCGTGGTCACGGCCTTCTTATATGGGTCATTGATTTCCGGAAGTTCCGGATGCTCAAGAATTGGCTTCCACTTCTTCTGAAGTGATTCTGAAATTGTCAGGTCCATTATTGATTTCTCCTATGGAGTTATGGGTTGAAATTTGCAAGATTACTTGCGGTTGCGGTTCATGCGTGAGAGCATTTGCGAATAAACACTCATGTTCTCGTTTAGGTTTTCTGTTGTAGTTTCGTTGTTGTCCGTGTCGAGTTCGGCTTCGGTATAGGCATCGACTGCTTCGGTCAAAACCTCACCATTACCAAAATACGACTCACGAATAGTTTCTACCTTTGAGAGGAAGTCTGCATTCGATTCAAACGACACACTTTCTGCAAGAGAAGCAAAACGCTCCTTTTCTGTTTCGGTGAGTCCGTCTGAAAGGTTGCCGATGATTTCCTTACGCTCAAGAAGCGAAACCTTGTTAGCAAGTTCGATGTTTCTATTCATCTCTTCGTTGAGAGCGGCGGTGACTTCTTCAACTTTATTTGCCATTTCGTCAAGAAGATCGGTCTTTGCTTGAGGAACTTCGATGTTGTGTTCAAGGAACAGGTTACGGAGACCTTCGATAAACTGTTCAGCGACTTCTGTACGAAGACCCTTCTCAACGGCCAAGCGATTCTCTTCCATCCACTGCTCAATAACATACGAAAGATAGGAATCAAGGTGTTCGGTCATCTCTGTCTTGATTTCCTCTGTTGCAGAGGTAAGACGGACATTGAACTCTTCGTTCATTTCTGCTTCAATAGCAGAGACCTTCTCGTTCACAGCGGCTTCAAAAATGGTTGTTGCCTTGCTCTTGAAGTTTTCGCTGAGTTCCTCTCCTTCAAACATGGCACCCATGTGAAGATCGAGGTCTTCCTTAGCCATACGCTTATTGTCAAGATTTTTCTTCTGCTTATCGCCCGATGCAGAGACATCAGTCTCCACTGGCTCAGGAACAACAGCACCGCCACCAACGGACTTATAGAGTCCCTTGTACTTTGGTGACTCCTTAGATGCGCCTGCAACCTTCTTGGTCAGACCACCCTCGCCCATGGCGGCAGCGGTCTTGAGATTAGCAGATTGCTTTTTAGCAGAGTCGATAGAAGCATTGGCCTCTTCGATGCTCTCGTCTTCAATGAAAAAGTCATCATCTTCATCTGTGATAACATTTTCATCAGTAAGTTCGGTCTCGTCCTCAAGGATTTCTTCCTCAAGAATCTCGTCGTTATCGTGGCTGTTGAATGAATCCATTTGGATGATTCTCCTAATTGACTGTGCTTTGATATTTAGCGTTTTCAAAGGTTCCGTAAAAACTTCTCAAATACGCGGATTTTGGTTTCTTCTAACTTGCGATATGATGCTTGTTTGATTTCTCTTTGTAGTTGTTCTACGGTCTTTTCCTTGAGAATACCGTTATCCCAAACCCATTCCTTGCCTTCCATGATGCCTCTAACAAATGCATCAGGAGCGGATGGATCGGCTACAATATCTGCGGCTGTAGCCAGTTGGAAATCGTTCTTAACGAAAGATCTACCCTCTTTTTGTTCAAGGGTTCCCATTCCTCTAGAAGACACACCCAATTTGGCACCTTCATCGATCAGATTTTTTACAATCTTGCCATATGGTGTATCCATGATCTTTGCTCTACCGATGAAGTTTTTGCCCTCTCGTCTGAGATCTACGATCATGTGACTGACACGCTCTAGGTTGATAACAGGACCTTCGGGGTGTCCTAATTCTCCAAATGCTCTTTTCTGCTTCACGAATGCTTCGCTATAACGCTTAACTTCAGGCTCAAGAACTTCCATCGGATATTCTCTGTTGTTCCGATTCTTGATGTCTGCCTGAAGCATCACGCCTTCAATGAAGTAGTTCTTTTGACCAGGTGTAACCTCTTCGGTAAGAACCTGTATATCCTCGTTGATGTCACAGAATAGTTTCATCTGTAAATGCTCCTTTGGTTAGCGTACAAATTCCATAATAACCACACCTGGGTTTGCAGTGGTAGTTACGGTGAATTGTGCGCCTGTAATGTTGTTTCCGCCTGTAGAGAAAGGAATAGTGGATCTCTCAAATACAATGTGTCCCTCTGAATTGCTAGGAACATAGTAAGCAGTAAGAGATACGCCACCTGGACTCAATCCATAAGACAGAACTGCACCCGCTCCGCTCAATCCGTAAAATATCTGAGACAAATGAATCTCATTTGCTTTTGGCATTTTCCATTCATGTGTAGGCACGGCAAAACCGGCAGCCCCACCCCATGCATCCGCAGTTAGACCGAATGTAGTTGCACTTCCATCGGTAGTGACTTTTACTAGACAACGCTTTTGAGAAGATACGAGATATTCAAATGATCCCATTTGATTTGCTCCTTTGTTTACAGAAGTTCATGATGTTCGAAAATGCATCTGCGGATTCGATCACCATTCTTCTCATAATTTTCTGATTTTCTTCTGAGATTTGATCATGTACATCCATAAAGGACTTAGCACGATTCGGTATCAGACGAACAACAGCACCATCTCGTAATACTAAATTTCTTGCCTTACCCTCGGTAACGCAGTTCTTTATAGACGCTATGAGTATTGCCGATGCTTTTGCTTGAAATGCTTGTTCCTTGATGTCCGCAATTAGTGACTTTACTATTTTTGCTTCCTCGTCATCAGATACATTCACAACCACTTTGGGAGTTTTCCCTTTCATCATGGATGCTGTAGCAGAAAGAGAAAGACTAGAGAAGTGTTTTACAAACTCCTTAGCCTTACCTTCTGTTTTGAATGTAATGGATAGTTTTGGCATCAACCTTTCCAATTCTGTTTGACATAATTGAAGAATTCTTTCTTCTTCGCGTCATCCAAATCTGCTGGCGATTTTGCCTTGAATTTGTTTAGTGCCGCGTCAAAGAATTTTCTATACTCTTTTTGCTTAGGAGAAAGTTCTTCTTCCTTCATCGTGTACTTGCCGCCCTTCATAGTCACGGCTTCGTCGTACTCATTGATATCAATCGATTCCTTGGTGATATGAGCAAAACGATTTGGGTTTATGTCAAGAGGTTTTGGAATTCTTGCGCCACGGCCAGAGCCATCGTCATAAAGACCATTGAATTTTTCATTGTCTTCTTCGATTTCGGTAGAGGATTTATTTGTTTTCTCTGTACGCATCTTACGAGCCTGTTCGATACGAGCAACCGTATTACGGTACATTGAGGTTCTTCCGTCGATATCGACCTTCTCTTGGATGTCGAGATCCTCCTTGATAGGAGTCAACTTTCCATTACTAAAGGAGTGGGTTGGTCTCTCTAGAGAATCTACAATTTTCCACGAAACGATGTCTTGTGGTTTCTTTCCTTTAGAAGTAATTTGTTTTGCAACAGCCTTCTTTTCCATATTTGCGTAGTCTTGAGCATCTTTCTTAGACGAGAATCGAATCCTGTCACCTGCCTCTTCGCCTTCTCTGGTCTTGACACGGACAGCAAAACTACTCTCTTGGATGTCACCGCCATCGGGTTCGTATGAACTGCTCACCGTCGAGGCAGGAGCGGCAGGATTCATGGGAGTGAGTGCCTTCTTCGACATCCGATTCACCTGATTGATGTACCAATTCTTGCGATTGGGGTTCATCAGATCGTCATAGGAGATGCCCGTCAGTTTCTTGAACTTCTGCTTGCTGATCTCGCCACGGATGACCTGAACAATCAACTTGAGTTTCTGTACCCGCTCACGCTGCATATCAGTCTTCATACCCGCTTGTACCCCACGGTGAGCATCGGCAGAAGTTTGGAAGCCGCCGCCCCATTCGTCCTCTTGGAGGTCGCCGCCATCTACTTCGGTCGATTCGATAAAATTCATACCCTTCCGCAAAGGCAACCATGATGCCTTGTCGATGCGATAGTAAGTTGTAGAGCCAACTTTCTTGAATTCCATATTTCTGGTTTCTGGTTTCCAGAACTTTTTGTCGATTCTCTTGTGGAGTTTCCCATTCATGTATTTGTAATCAACAACCGCTTCGTTGGTAATTTGCTCTTCGATATTATCTTCTTCTACAAAGTGCATATCTTCTGTGTTGTTGAATGTTTCATTTGCAACAGAAGAACGAGATTCTTCAAGTGCGTTGTACAAGCGACGAGATAGTTCGTTGATTATTGCAGTTTTGAATTGAACTGCTTCTTTATCGCTGACTGCATTGATAGCGTTGTTTAGATTTCCCATGACTTTATTAGGCTCCTTCGTTCTTCTTTAGTTTCTCTGCGTCAAGTTCTTTCAGATAAGGCTTTAGTGCTTTCATTGCTGACTCTGGACCTGGAAATAGTTCCCACCTTTGTCCATCAACATAGACACGAACAGGCTTAGAAAGACCAAGACCGATTTGTTTTAGTTGGATTTTATGACCATCAAGTGATAGACTCTTTGAGAGATATTCCTTCTCAAAGTTTGGATCTAATGAAATATCATCGTCTTTTGCTACAGGCTTTTCTGCATCTGCTTTTGCACCTAAACCGAATGCTGCCTGTAGTTCTTTCATTAGTTCTTCATCTCCCTCCATGGCTGTTTCCACTCCTGTGGCAGGAGATTGAGGAGCAACCATTTTCTTAGAAGGACTTGTTGAAGGGGGTGCAGAAGGAGCGCCGACATTTACCTCAGAAACAAGAATGTGATTTGCTGTTTCTGCTTGGTTTTTTAGGAGAGACTCGCGAAGGCGACGAACCAATTCATCAGAGATGGCCTCTTTGAAGAGGACACTCTCTTTGTTTCCGATTGCATCGATTGCCTTCCGTAGATTTTCCATTTACTCTCCTTATTGCAAACCAAACGAGGTATTGTCTGGTGCGTACAGACCCTGATTGCGTTCCTTTTTGATTTGACGATCCATTTCAACCATTTCGTTCTCACTGAGACCAAGTACTTGGGTGCGAACATAATGATGTGAAAAGTACTTACCTATGTATTTTTCAACACTATTCAGTTCTTCATATTGTCCCTTGCGGAGTTCAGCGTTCTTCAGTTCAACGAAGTGACTATCCTTCAGATAATCAAAGAAAATGTGTTCCTTGAACATATTCCACTCATCTTGTTTGATCACCTCTTTGAGAATAAGTTGCTTTCTCAGTAGGTCATAAAAGAGTTCATTGAACTTGGCACGAAGACGATTGACGAACTTGTTGAATTTCAATTCGTCTCTGCTAATTTCAGCAGCACGGCCCAACTGAAAGCCTTTATCCTGTTCTAGACGAGATACAGGCACATTGAGTGCCTTATACAACTTCTTTTGGAAGTACAAAACATCGGTCAGTTCGCCTAAATTCTGCGCTCCTGAAAGTGTTTGAATTTCTGTACCCTTTGATCCTTCTTTACGCGGAAGCCAATAGTCCTCAAGCATGGACATGAATTTTCGATCATCTCTAATTTCGCCTGTGCTTGCTTCGTAAACCAGTTTGTTTCGGTAACGATTCATGAGATCTTTTACATAAGCCTCTGCCTTTGTTTTTGGCAAGTTACCGACATCGATGTAAAAAATTCTACGCTCAGGTGCGCGAGAGATGCGATAAATGACAACTGCATCTTCCATCATTCGCAACTGATTGAGTGGTTTGATTGCCTTATGCAAAAATCCAACTGTTCTTCGATATCTTGTGTCAAAGAGACCAGAAGAGCAAAAAGAGATCGCATCTTCATTGATTTTCAATCCCGTGGGACTTCCGACTCGCGGGTTATCCTTGTTGTAGAGATAAAAGTCGCGATAGCCTGTGATAATCTTGCTACCATCAGGACGAGTCTCTTTCTTGAACTCGCGAATCTTCTGCATATTGAGAGGATCGACATATCTTGCCTCCAAGATACCTTTCTTAGGATTATCGTCATCTACAATAAGGTGAAAGTAAATCTTACCGTCAACATACCATCGTCTGAATATTTCATAACCCTTGGTATCAAAAGAAAGAATTCTGAGAATATTTTTGAATTCCTCATGGATTCTTTCTTTGATAGAGTCTGATGCCTGAAGATCTGCATTGAACAAAATCTTTACAGGTTGTCTTTTCATTTCTGTAATAATTGCTTCATTGACGATATCATCAATTGCAGTCTCTACTACAGGATCCATGCTCATTTCACGGTACTTCGCAACTAGTTCGTAGTCATTTCTGACAGCACCGTCAAGATCGACATATTGTCCGTAAAATCCACCTGCTTCTACTGGAATAGCACCATCGTCCGTAGTTGGGACTACGAACGATTTTAGTGCCTTGAAGGTTTCTTTTTGTTCCTTCGATTTCTTGAGTTGAAAGCCAAACAGTCCCATGGTTTAGAATATCTCCTTTGTTTTGCTTCGACTCAGGTTGTTGTTCCTGCGACCGTAAAGTACTGATAGGTCATAGTAACTTTGAATTCCGAAGGTGTTGTTTTGGATTCGAATGATAGTTCTTGCGATTGAACTTCTGATGGGAAGCATCCTGATAATTTGTATGTGGTGATCGGATTTCCTTCGCGAGTAAGTGGCGAAACAAACCAGTCTGTGAGGTAAGAGTTCACAGCATTTGGACCGACATTTCCTTCGAAGGTATTGAGTAGGTTTGACCAAGATTCAAATGCCTTACGAAGACCATAGGTTCCATCGTTGTAAACGCTGATACTCCAATCTGCGAATTCCCGATCACCTGCGGTTTTGAAGGATCTGCCCATGTAACTGTGGGTCAATAGTCCTACCTTTGCGGCAGGAATTTGAGCCGCTTTACATAGGAACTGAATTGATGCACTTGGGCTTCCACCCCCGATGGCATTTCCGATAGCACTTACTGCGTTAGCAGCAGCACCACCGAAAATTGCACCTGCTACACCGGCAGCAGCGTTAATTGCAGACGATGCTCCACCAGGAAAATTACCACTCACAAGGTAGAGGTTATCTCTTGCTCCACCGTTGATGAGATTTGCGCGAAATGCGTCGAGGCTGAACTGACTATAAGCCATTTGTTAGGTCTCCTAATCTATGTATTGTTCGGATTTAGGCTCCAACTTCCTCAAACGACACACCCGTGCGCGTAGCAATGAAGTTCAACTGAATGAAGTTGATGCTACGATTCGGCTTGATATAAATGTCGGCCACGAAACGGTTACTATCGATAACTTGTGGGGTGTTGTTTCTATCATCACACACTACACGGAAATCGATGATACCTCTTCGGCTCTGCACATCACGAAGGAAGGGTTCAACAAGCGACTTGAACTGAGCGCGAGTGAACGAATCGTTGAATTCAAAGAGGCTGTACTTAGCAGCGGTAGCAATTGCCTTCTCAAGCACGATAAACAGACGGCGTACATTGATGCGGTCGAATGCTGATGGCTTGGCTTGAGCAGTCTTGTCACCGTACAGAACTGCACCTTCTCCTGGGAATACTACCACAGGATTGATGTTGTTCTTGTAGAGTTCATCTCTGAACGAAAGCGAAGGATTGAATGCTAGTTTGACTACGCTACGAATTTGTCCACGATTGAAACCTGCGGGTGACCACCAAGGATCATTCGTGATATCTGTGCGTACACACAGTCCTGCAATATCTCCGTTTAGCGGAATATAGCGGTACTTATCATTATAGGTATCGTATTGGTACTTCCAGCCGCTATCAATTACGACATATGAGGAAGATCCGATTGCGTTTCTGAAAGTGATTGCCGTATTCTTCTTGACTTCTTCTGTAACATTTGCATTGAAGTTTGGCGCAGACATAAAAGCAACGCAGTCCTTACGGTCATCTGCGATATCCTTTAGAAGAACACCGAATGTTGCGGCAGATAGCGTTGATGTTCCAATCGGACCACCAAGAAGCAACGAGCAATCAAATGTTTCTGCATCACTGAAGAGATCATATCCCTTACCTGCATCGAACAGGTTTGCTTGAGCAGATGCACCATGTGCGCCCGTTCCGCCTGCAAGAGATGCAACGAAGAGTCCTCCAGAAGTGAATCCGAATTCTCCATTTGCAGCAAAAGCAGCAGATCCTGTCGATCCACCTCCGGTAAATCCGATTGTGAATCCTGCAAGAGCGTTTGTGTTATCTACATCGATACAAGCAAGATACTTAGATTCGTTGTTGATTTTGTCCTTGTAGTAGATCGAAGTCCCGTCTGCGGCAACTGCACCTCTGAGAACAGAGAGTGCTTCAAAAGTTTCAAGAATAGAACCTCTCTCGCCGGTCCACAAACCATCCTCATCGATAACTGCAAGATGGAATTCGTCAGCGGTTCCGCCGATAGATGCTGCGTAAGCGGAAGTTGATGCTTTTCTATTGAACTGACCGCTCAACGACCAAGTTTCAAAAGTTCCCATTGTCTCTCCACCACTTGTGGCAGATGCTGCACCACCGCAAAGTTCAAGTTTGATGCTGTTTCCTAACTGTCCAGGATACTTAGCACACCATGCAGTATCAGCATCTGAACCCAAATCAGGACCAGCGCCTCCGTCCACATCAAGGTAGGTGTCATTCGGAACATACATTTCTCTAGGAACACCACCACCAACTCCAGTTAGACCTGATTGAGGAACTGCATTCTTTGCGTTTGGATGGGTTACACGGGCAATCGTAAGGCTATTGCCGTAGCCAAGAAAGTTAGCGGCTGTAAACCAGAATGTGTAATTATTGTCATCTGGTAATCCGTAAAGAGAAATCAGGTTGTTTACGCTATCTACTAGAATACGCTGATCGGCAGGTCCCCACTGAAAGAGTCCTGCAAAGGCTGCATTTGTCGTAGCGACAGCGGGTACAATCGTTGTAAGATCCCGCTCTGTAACATTTACGCCAGGGCTGAGTTGAAATGCCATGTGGTCTGTCTCCTGTGGTCAACAGTATTGAGAATCAGGGGTATTTAGCATTAGGGGGGTTGCGCTTACCATTCCTCAAAATCCATGGAAGTCTGAGTACCCCATTTTCTTCCTTTTTGTGGTTCGTTGTTTCTTTCAATTTCTCTCCCTAAATCTATCGCATCCCTAGAGAGATCGTCATCTTCTGATTCCATGAATCCAAATGGAATCAAATCCTCTTCGAGACGCTTGAGTTTTTCCTCAAATAGCCTCTGACGGATTTCAGTATTGACTAATTCTTTGAAGTAGTTCTGCGTACTTAGCCATCCAAACAGGACAAGACATGCAACCAAGTCATCGTTGTATCCCTGAGAAGCCTCATAACTGGCTCCTTTAGAAACATAGGTTGAAAGTTCACTAATGAGATCAAAATCATTCAAAATTAACTTGTCCTGTTCAATCATTTCCTTGACAACCAAACAGCCAGTCTTTTTGATCTGATTAGACATTTTTACGCCATATTGCGCTCGACCAGAACCGAATCCTTCTCCAACTTTTTGTCCCTTTTTGCCCTTCACCGTAACAACTGCGACATTTTCGTATTCTAATTCGTCGTGGAGAATGTCTGCTACTTGTTGACCTATATCGTTGGTTTCGATGAGTATATAAGACTCATTATACTTGTTACCGACTACCGCTAAAAGATTCGGAAGAACCATGGCTGGCATGGTGTTGTTTCTGAACCGTGCAACTACCCTGTAAGGCATAGATGTGCAATCGATTACCGTAAAAGCGTGGTAGTCATTGCCTGTTCCTCTTGCTACATCTACGCACATTGTGTAAATGTGGTTTTTTCTGGGAACTTCATAAACTGCAAGTCCTTCAACTGTTTCGTTGATTGGATCTTCGTGAGTCAATGACGCTATCTTTGATGGTTTTATGAGAGTATCTTCTGAGCCTAAGAACTCACATTCGTATTCTGCGATCCACTGTCTATCTCCTGACAATGATCTTTTAGTTTCCTCTGCCCATTTCTTATCTCTACCAGGAACATCGTACCAGAAAGCCTCTACTGTCTTGTAATTGTTCCTACCTGCTTTAGCATCCTTCCATAGTTTGTAGAAAGAATTCATTCCGTTGGGAGTGCTTACGATTACGACCTTAGATGTTTTACCTGATGAGATAGTTGGATATACGGATGAGAAAAAGTCATCTGCAATATTAGTGGGAACGAACGCAAATTCGTCAAGTAGCAGGAAGTTGAAGGAATCACCACGAACCGCACTTGAGGATGTCGATGATGCGACAACTTTGGATCCGTTTTCTAGGCTTATAGACAACTTGTTCCATTCAACAACACCCTGCTGCATCCATTTTGGAAGACTCTCATATGCAAATTTCAGTCTGTTCATCAGTTCTGTTGCAGTCTTTAGTTTGTTTGCAAGAATCGCACACTTGTAGTTGTTGGTGAACAGAATAGAATGCAAGATATAACCAATCATGACGGTTGATTTTCCGCTCTGACGGGCAATTTTGCAAATAGTGAAACGATTTTGTACAATAGCACGAATAATGTGCCGTTGGAATTCGTACAGTTTTATCAGTTGTGGACCCTCATCAAGGGTCACGATTTTCATGTATCTTTCCATGAAATACTCAGGATCATTTGAGCAACGAACATAGTCCTCAAATTCTTCCTTTGAGTAATCTATTTTTACATTAGGACCTTTGAGAAGAGGGTTTCCTAGATATGCTTCACCCTGCTTGCGTGGCATCAGGTAGTTCCTTTCTACGCATATCACGAATCATTTTTTGCAAATCTGCCGTATTTCCGACAAAGATGGCATTATTAGTTACTGTTTTCGGAGAGCCTTCCTCTTCTCTCTTTATTTCCTTGACCTGCTTGTGTAAATGAATTAGTTTGTTGTTTGCTTCTAGCGTGGCACTGATAAGTTGAGCAACAACTTCGTATGCGCGTGGATTTTGGCTTTCTTGAGCAACTTCAAGGATACCCTGAGTTGCCTCTTCTGATTGTGAAATTATTCTCTTTAGATTTTCACGGACTTCGCGATAGTCCTTGTCTGCGTCCTGTTGATTCGCTTCAGGTTTTTCTCTCTGCGAAATAATAGGAACAATAGGAATTGCTTCGGGAATAGGAAGACCTAACTCATTTGAGAGGTTTATATCAACTCGACTAACCTTTTCCATTTTCAATACTCCGTGATAGTTGTGGTGTAGCCTGTCACACCCATAACTGATCCGGTTGGGCCTGTTATTCCGACAATACCATCGGGAGTGACATACCTTATATTTCCTGTCATACTGGTATTTTGTGTTCCAGGAGTTAGACCAGTTCCCGCCGACAGTCCAATAGTGGCATATGTAATTCCTGTTGCAAAATCGAACAGGTTGATATCCGAAGCCGTAATGACCTTTGTGTCTGTGATTGGACCATACAGATAAAATTTCGCGGTGAACACCATGTTGATGTATGTGACCTTACGGACATCATAATTTCCGTATGATCCATCATCACCTTCTCCTATGGTCGCACTCTTGAAAACAAAAGGCACATCGACTTTAGGATCAGTTTCGTTTAGTATGATAGTGACCGTATAATCAGGCTGAAAGAATGGGAGAATTTGCTCTGCGATTTGAAGAGCGTCTTCTGTATTCTTAGCCATGATTCCGAGGTTGAAATCTATGTTATAAGGGACTCGCTCATATCTCCTCTTCAAAGAAGAAGAAGATGATGCCGACACAGTTTGGTTTAGTGCAGAAAGTTTTCGAGCAGGATCATATAGAATGTTCTGCATTTCAAACGAAATGCGAGGTAGATAGTTTTCTATCTTGATGTTTCTCTCTTCGAAGTCTCTACCGATTCTGTTTAGTCTACGAATGAACTTTTGCTGTGGGCCATATGCGATAGGAACTTTGAATCGTTCTACCTCATTGCCTTGGCTGTCATATCTTGCGATATAGATGTTATTGAACAGAGTTCCAAACGAAACCACTATTTTACGAATTACCTGATTGTAGAAGTACTGAAACATATATCAGGGTTCTCCGAAAGGATGGCGTTCGCTGAAATCAAGAATTGTGTCTGCTTCCTGTTCGATCTCTGTATTTTGATGGTCTATGAGTGATCCAAACTTGTCGGTTATACCCGTGACTGTTCGGTATGCAGTTCCATCCGACTTGGTGAGATAGAGCGTTTGACCCGAACCGTTCGTCACTCCCCACGAACCATAAGTGTCAACAACAACAATGCTGCTCGGCGTGTTCGCGTTGTAGCCGAAAACGGTCGCTTTTGCAGACGCTCCCGAAAGCCCACCCGTAATCGACCCATTGGACCATTGATATACGAGATCGCCCTTTGCAAAAGATCCCGTGCCACTTGTCGCTCCTATACTGATGTCTAGTTTGTAAGCGGCATCGTCGGTAATGACATCGATTTCCGGTATGCCTGTTGTGAATTCTTCTTCGCTGTATTGGAACTTCTCTACCGTCAATTGGTACACATACAACTTTCCCAATTTATAGAAAGGATTCTCATGCTCAACGAACTTTACTTCAAACAGGCCCCTATTGATAGGAAGGTAGAGCAAATCCCCTTCCAAGGGTCTCTCCATACCAGTTTCTCTTTTGAAACGCTTCTTGGAACATGTAAACTTAGCACTATCACGAATCTCTAGACCAAATTTTGTGAAGGTATCTCCTCCTTCAAACGCATTCGTTGAGTCCATGTACATTTCAATCATCTTGAATGTTTGGAACCTAGAATAAGCGGCTTCCCCAAATAGATCATCCTTATTCAACATGGTTCTTGGAATGTAGTACATCTCCATGCCGTGAATCTTTATGTCCTCTATGATGAGTGACTCTATTAGATTCTGCTCTGGTAAATTCTTGAACTTGTTGAAATATGGATTTACTGCCATGAATTTCTCTTAGCCTACCATGAAGTCGATAGGCAACTCGTACTTGTCTCTTAGTTCTTTCTCTACAGCCTCTATCTCAGTGTTGGCTTCTTTCATCATTTCGTCGCCACGGAGAGTAATATCTCCTGGCAATTTGACACCACTGTACTTAGACAGATTTACACCCCACTGTTTCTTGATAAGTGCAGTAAGGTATTTCTTGAGCATTCTGTCCTCATACACTTCAGGGTAGACTCTTGGATCAAGAACTCTGTAGCACTCAATAATGAAATGCTGTCCTGGCGTAACGATTTTCCAATCCATGTCAATTTTTAGTTTGTTCGTAACTCGACTAAAATTGACTTGCTTTTCGGGACTGAGAAACTGACGCAACAAAGACAGATATTGCTGAGTGAGATCATACTGAACAAGATCGATGGTTCCGAATGTGTATAGATCATTCAGTGCGTATTGATAACGAACATCAAACATGTCAATCGTTTGCTGTGTGATGTGAAAAATCTTGGTAACACTCATTACAAGATCTTCTAGTTGAACTGTTCCGCTTTTGCCAGTTTCAGTGATAGTCATTTCTGACTCTGACTGATCGAAACCGCCACCATCTCCTGATTCTGTTGTGTTTCTGTCACCTGTTATCAAAAGATACTTTCGATTGATGTCTGCTTGGGTTACCTTATATTTCAGGTATACACGCTCGACACCATCAAATGAATATTCGCTGAATAAACGGAGAGCATCATCAACTCTATCTTCAATTTGCTCGTCATCGACATTGATTTCAAGGACAGGCGCACCTAGATTGCGTAGGCAATAGTCTATGAGTTTTTGTCTAGTGTTGACTGCGGCCATGTATTCTCCCTGAGTTATTTAGACTTTGTTTTTCTTTTTGTTGTAGTAGGTTTTGTCTCTACTGCTAGTTGTCTCTCTAGTTCTTTTACTTGTTTCTCTGCTTCGATTGTTTCAAGGTTTTCTGAAAAAACTGCTGCTGCAAATTCTCTTTCTCTTGAAATGTATCTGTCTCCGTCAATCCAAGGACCAGAAATTGAGTAGTTCTCGTCTGAAACTATAACTCTACCTTTTCCCTGAATATAAGTCTGTGAGCGCATAGAAACAGGCGTAGAATAAGATGGTTCCATCTGTAAGAAAAGTGATAACGGAATTCTTACAGAGTTCACAACGATGGTGTCATCACACTTGTGTTCAAATCTACCCATGATCAGATACCTCCTCTAATACCCGTTGGAAGAATGTTTGTAGTTGTTAGGTCAACACCCTTTCCTGTTGATGCTGTCGAAACTGTGGTATCTGGTACAAAGAGATACGAATTTCCTGTGAAGTTAGTAGAGGAAATATCTCCTCTGCTTCCATTCAAAGTTGCATTTCCCTTGATACTTGAATTTGTAATTCTCACAAACGAATCTGTACCATACACCGCACCCACCGATGCGAGACTGTAGCCTGCATCCTGTTGGTTATCAACATCTACGGCTGTGACCGATAGTGTTGATGTGACGAAAGTGCAACCTTTTGCAACAATTGCGCTGTTTGCTGCTGCAAGAATTGATGTATGTTTGTGGAAGGATCTGAAATTTGTTCCCTTGATCTTCGTGGAACTTGCTTCTGTGGAAAGAATTCCTAATTCGTTGTAGTTCACATATGAGTTGGCTATGTCAATAGAAGATGAAGAGTCAGCGAGAATACCGATAGAATTCAGGTTCATGCTATTTGTTTCGGTGGTCACTCGACCATAGTCTGACTTGATACCAACTGTGTTATTTGAAATCACATTACTTGACAGTTTGGCTCTTCCCTCTATCACTTGAATCGCAGCACCCTTGTTTAGGAACGAAGCAAATCCTGTGTCATGAGAGACCAACGATCCTCCATTCTTTACGATAACACCATTGTTTGCAGAAGTAGTCAATCCTGCGGTGTCGTAAACAATGGCAATAGGGTCTAGTTGAACAGGATAATCTGACGGCGTGGTTCCTAAGAACAGATTTCCACCATCAACGATAAACGCAGCGGATGCATCCGATCTTACCTTGAATACTGTTCTATAAGCATTGTAGTAACGGAGATCGTTATTAGTGAAAGATCCAAAGAACGGACGAGGTACATCACCAGTTCCTCCTGTATATCCACCATTGAATGGATTTCCTGTAGATCCTGTAAATCCTGGAGTATGTCCCTCAAGAACAAAATAGTTGGCGGTTGTTGATTTGGAAATAACAGGGAACATACATCCACCAAGCATTTCGAAACCTGTTTGGGATGTCGCTCCTATTGCTTCTTGTGGAAACTCAATATATGATCCAACAGGAATCGATGCCGCTGCATTAGCATTTGTGTAAAGGTTTATTGTGAATTTAGTGGTGGGGTTTCCTCCGCCATCTATATTTCTACTTACAGTTCCTGAAGAAACGATTGCGTAGTCAAACAATGACCCATTTTTTGACCCAACACAAACTCTAACATTTGGATTACTGATCAGGAATGGACTAAAGTCAGCGGTTCCTCCCCCAATCGTGTATACTCCGTTGGAGAACACAAGTGCAGTAACTTCATCAGGAGTTTGGCAGGATGTTTTTGTGGTTACTGATCCAAGGTAGGTGTAAGCAGAATCTTCAACCGTAGGAATATTTGACGGAGTAATTCCTGGATAATTGAACGCATCTATTAGTTCATTTTTAACATCAATTCCTTCGGTAGTTGATGTTTTTAGTACAGAAGATGCGGTGTCTAGTTCATTAGACAAGGCTCTAACATCTGTTGGGTATAGTGGATTTGTGGAGAAATTGTAAGGTTCGCTGCGATAACCGATAGGAATAGAGTATCCACCTTCCACTCCATAGTTTGTGTTTTTACCAAAATAAAGAAGTCTAGGTGGGTTTAGTTGCGGTTGTCCTGCACAATCGCATGTTCCTGGGTCTCCCTGATTTCCTTGCGGTCCTTGTAGGCCCTGAATTCCAGGACTCAGAGCGTAAAAATTCAGTCGATCTCCTGAATTGAACGATCCGTATGAATAGATTCTTGATCCTACGAACTGTGTTCCATCGGTTGTAACTGCATCAATCTGCAATCCGCTAACACTAGAGATTGAATATAGTTGATGGCCTGTCCCATCGATGTTTTTGATGAAAACAAATGCTGGAGAATCGTCTGAAACACTGACGAAAAGGGAATTTATTGATGCGTTTATATTTCCAGAAGTTACCGAATACGCATCATCGATGTAGAAAGTATTGGATATTGTAAACCCATTCGCATTACCCGTCAGAGCAGGAACACTTGAATTATTAACAACTCCTCTTTTTGTCAGAAATCCAAAGTAAGCACCCCCAACAGGACCAGTTGCACCTGTGGCACCTGTTGCTCCATTTGACCCCGTAGGACCAGTCGCGCCTGTTCCTCCTGTTGCACCCGTCAACCCATCGTATCCTCTTGGTCCGATTTCTATCTGTGGACCAGTTGCAACTTTGTATCGAATGATCCAGTTAGTTGACAGATAGGGTGACATCGTAGAGAACGCATCACTGTCACCGGTAAGCGTCGTATCCGATAACTGCAAACCTGCTGCTGATTGTGTTGTAATAACAGAAACAGATCCAGACAGAGATTGAACATTGCCTCCTCCGCCCGATCCCTCACCGACATATACCTTGTGTTGGTGATCAGGAATTTCATTTAGCGTTAGAGTGTGAGTTTCTGCTCCACCAACAGACCCACGATTGTAAACGGAAAGACCCGCGCTATTAGAAGACCCAACAACAGTTCTGCTGCGTAAATCTGGAACAAAGTATTTCTGTGAAGTGTAACCTGCAACCTGACCTGCCGTGAGAGAAGAAATACTTACCAATGAAGATAGGGAAAGAGTTAATAGATCAGAACCACCACTGATTGATGCGGCGTGACTCAGACCAACTGTAGAGGATCCTGTATTGACCGAATCTACTTTGACAACCGCAGAGCGATTGCTCCACGACAACTGTAGAACATCTCCTACTTCTAGACCGTGTACTGTGCTACTTCCTGGTCCGCTTGCGGGTCTGTTTGCAAGACTGTCGCTGAACGCAATACTTACACCGGTAGATCCTGTAACGCTTACAAGACCACGAATGCTATAGGTTTCTTTGATTATGTCATATAGTTCTGTATAGTTGTCTGCCGTTTTTCCTAATGCATCACCCGCACAGATAATCCAGTTTACAGGAATCTGATCGGCGCGTCCCGCAAAAGGCATGACGGAACCGACAGGAGCGTTTAGGCCAATCTGAGACGAATTCGTTCGCGGTAACGAGTTGATAACTATGCCGGTTGAAGGAGACTTTGCAACAAACATCGGATGAATCACATGAGATGTGTTTGTTGGTTCTTGCGTTGTCAATCCACCCGTAACAGAGGGATTGAGGTAATAAACGCTACCTGTTGTAAGAGGAGTAAGACCTGCCACGGTTCCCGTGATGGTAATATCCCCTTGATATACGACAACAACATCATTACCCGCAATACTTTCTACTATTCCAAGAGTTTTGGATGTGCTGATAGCATCTGCTTTCGCAGGTTCAAGAAGACCATTTGCTGCCATATAAACAGCGTTCCCTGTACCAAGTGAATGGCCGGGAACGCTGTAA